TTGTACCGACACATTGTTCAGTAATGGGTTACTGTCAGACATTTAAGTCCTCCTATGGTTAAGCTGTCTTTCGACTTGGCTTTGATTTAATCAAAGAAAAAAAATTTCTTTGCTTATTCTAACCTTAATGGTTAAAATTTTGTTTGGCGTTGTTGTTTTCTAAAATCTTCTAACTGTTTCTCTGCAAGTTTCCCTGTTTCAATTACAGTTTGAAGATGTTGTTCTACTTTTCCAACAACATTATAAGCAATCCAGAGTTTTTCTCTAGTATCACTTTCTTTCGCACCAGTTTTTTCAAGTAGTGCTTCAGAATAAAGTTTTTTTAGAGAATCAACCGCCTCTATAAAAATTTTATTCTCCAGTATCTGTTTGGCTTGGTTGGATCGGCTGATTTCCACCGACCTGTCCGCCTGGTCTCTGATTTTCATCTAGTCCTTGTACTTGTTTGCTAAACATATTAGCAGATTTTTGGGCTTGTTCAATAATCTTAGTATCACTTGCCATCATCATCTTATCTAATTCTGCATCAGCTTTAATTTTTGTAGTATCTAATTGTGTATTATATTTTAATGCCATTTCTTTTATCTTAGCTTCAAAATCTAAAGTCATTTCTTGAGTTTTTTGATTTAATTGTTGAGCTTGTAATTCAAGATCAGCAATTTTTCTCTTATTCTCAGCATCAATTCTAGTAAATTCTATTTTTTCAATAGGAGTTAATGGTGGTGGTTGTGGTGGAGGCATCATTTGTTTGCCAATATCAGGATCTACAAAGTAGCTTTCCACATTTTTAAGTCCAGCATTCTCAATTACTTTTGATAAAGTGTTGTAAATATTTTTTAGAGTTACCATTGGCATCTCTTTTCCGCCTTGTAATTGAAATGCTTGTATTTGTCTTTCTAAAATACTGTTTAACATTACAGTTTGTTGTTCTTTAGAACCAGTTCCAAGTCCTACTACAATAGAAATATTAAATTTATCTTTCCATTCTGTAGGTTTAACAGGAACATATTGGTTGTTTAACATAACTACTCTTTCTCTGTCCTGATATTTAACCATTAGTTCAAATATTTTTCTAAATAAATCTTTAACACCTGTTTCAGCAAATATTCTAGCAATTAATTCTGAACGCATTTGAGTTTGCGTCATCAAAGTATTTACACCAGTTGCTGTTTTTGAATTCAAAGTATCTGCATCTAATCCTTGAGCAGACTTTGTAATTCCAGTTCTAGCTTCTCTTACTGTATCTAGGTAAGATAATAATGGAAATGCCTGTTGTGAAATTGGTTGAGCAGTCATTGGTTGCATCACTTGATTTGGTGGTTGCTTAGTTCTAACTACACCACCTGGTCTAGTCGTTAAAAGATCATCCATGTTCACCATGCCATCCATGATCGCAACTCTATTGTTATTAGTTAAATACATATTGTCTAATAACTGACGCATGACAGTTGATTTCATTAATTGAATATCTTCAACTAATTCTGAAACTGATCTTCCATAAAATCTATGTGGCATTGGGATAGGTGTTACAGTTACAAATGGAACGCTATCGCAAGGCATATTTTCTAACACCATAGAACCATCATCACCTGCTGAAACTATTTTTCTAAGTTCTGCAATACCATCTTCATCATAATCATATTTTACATAAGATTCATAAATTAAAACTTTTGTATTTTGACCTTGAGTATAATTATCTACTGGATATTCATCTATATCCCTTTGTCTAACCATGTCTTCAGTATTATAAATATCATCACTAGATGCAGGAAGTTCATTTACTTCATCTTCATCATAACCCATAGCAACTAGGTCTGATCTTGACATTAAAACTTTGTGAGAAACAAAATCAGCATCATCAATTGATTTTGCATTTCTATCAATTAAAAATTCTTCTGGCGGAACGCTTTCGATTTTTATTTTACCAGTTTTTTTGGTTCGTTTAATTTTACAATTGTATAAAATAAAATCTGGTTCTTCTACTTGAGATACATCTACTCCTTGAGCTTCGTATTGTTCAATTAATTTTTCAAATTGTTCTTTTGCAGTTTCATCTTCTATTTCTTCTTCTTCAAGAATTTCTATTTCATCTTTAGTGTCTTCAAGGGCATCTTTGTCTGCTTTAGATAAATTTTGATAAGTTTCAAATTCAACAGATTCAGATTCATCCCAGTATATTTTTAAGAAACCATTTTTTTCAATCAATGCGTCTTTGAAAAAATTATACAATAATTGAAAACCATTATTGTCTTTGTAAAACACATGATTTAAATATGCAGTTGCTTGTTCAGCTAAAGGTACATCTTCCGCAGTAACAGGTTCGCATCTTACCACTTTATCTGATGCAGTAAAAACTCTAAGTAGGTTTGGCAAAATGCTTTCAATGGTATCTGAAACATCAGTTGATACTACCTGACTACGACCATCTATTTCAGTTCCAAGTTTATCCCCTAAATAATATTCAATAGATTTTTTTCTGGACTCAGAAAGGTTTCCTCCTAAATATCCAAGAGCATTTTCTATATGATTGCCAAGAAGGTTTTTTAGTTTTAAATCGAATTCTATTTTTTTATTTGCCATATTAAACTATGTAGTTTGTGTTCACATACACTTCTTCATTCCAGTCGGTCATCTTACCACCAACAAAGGTACACCCATATCTAAAAGCGTCTGCTGGATGACTTGCAAAATTGTGAATGGGTCTGTTTTTAAAACATTGGTTTTTGTCATCCCATTTTTTTTGATAAGCCTTCAATGCTTCAACTCCTTGATATGTTTTTTCTTTATCAAAATAACATTTAGGTAAAGTTTTTCTAACAGCTTCAATACCATCTTCAATAGATAATTTTGGAGCTATATCAAAAGATATACCTAATTCAAGAGCAGATTCCAACCTTGATTTTCCAAAAGCTCCTAACTCTCTAACTTTTATATCATGTGGAGCTATATGTCTATCATATTTATAAGGTTTGGAGTCTAGCAGGTCAGCATAGAAATCTAAGCCTTCTCCAGAGGATTCCTCATAATCAATCACTCTAATTTCATCTCCATGCTTTTGCACAAACCATATTGCGGTTGAATCTTTAAGACCCAAATCCCACCATGTTTCACAATCTAAATTTGGATCATAAGGCACATCTGTAATCTTATTATTTTTTTGTAGGTCATCAATGATTGCACCATAGTAAGAACCAGTAATTGCCGCTTGAAATGAACACTCAAATTCCTGGTCGTATAAATCTTCTGACATCATTTCTTTAGCAGAGTTTAATTCATCTTGATCCAATATATCTGTTTCACTAGCTTTAAATACCCCAGTCCACCAATCTTTCTGCTTTTGAGCATCCTTATGTAATTTGTAAAAATAATTTTGTCCTTTGGGTGTTCCAATAAATATACACCATCCTTTTCGGTCTGCCAAAGCAGGTCTGATGATCTCAGGAAATATCGTTGGAGATAAACTTTGTGTTTCATCCATCACACATCCATCTAAGAAAATTCCTCTCAAGGCTTGATCGTTCTCAGCCCCCAAAATAGTTATTCTTGCACCATTAGGAAAATCGCATCTAAGTTCTGATTCATTAAATTTAACAAAAGGAATATTTTTACCAAAGGTTTTTATATAATCCCAAGCAGTTGCTTTACCTTGTTTAAATGTTGGACTTATAAAAGCGTATCTTGGATTAGGTTTTGGGTTTGTCAAAGCATCTCTAATCATGTGATTAATACACATTACAGTCTTGCCAGACCTTCTGTGTGCAACGATTACATTGAATCGGTGCTTTATCATTTCATTGTGCAAAAATTTTTGCAGTTTTCTAGGTGTATATGGAATTACAATTTCAGTCATTTTTAAATAAAACCCCCCTGTTAGTGAATAGTCGTATTTTCAGGGTAATTCAATTGATTAATTCCAAGCTCATCAAGCATGAAATCGCTAAAGTGTCTAGCATGGTGAAGATCATCAAAGCCATCAAAGTGTATTATTACAGATTCAGTAGATTCTGAAATAACAACTAATGCGTTTATTTTGTTTTTCTTTTTTTTTGGCATAAGAGGAACTCTTTGTTTAGATATATATACCTCCTAACTATAAAAATAAATCGCTAAATTTATAATCAGGCAATGGGTAAAACAAAACCCTACCTTTTTTAAAACTCTTTTAAGTTGGTACTGATAGTCATCTATTATTAGAACAAACAATAGCTAGAAATTAATTAAACTTTTAATAAAAATACATCTTTGAGTTGCTCTATATAAGGTTGACGCAACTTTATGAACAAAGCATAGAAAATCTTTAAGCCTTGCAACTGTATTAACTTTGATTTTATTGAATAATTTTTATTTAATCCTTAGACCATTTAACTATTAATGGCTTATTATCAGCGTTAGAAAGCTGTAATTTTTGAGCATTATCATTATATTTTGGCAATAACTTTGATGCTTTCCATCTATTTAAATTAGTTATTTCTTTCAATAGATTAGTAATAGCTAGATCACCTTTGCCATTAGCCTTAAATTCATCAACTGTTTTATTTAAAATATCAATGTTATTACTTAAAAGGTAGTCAATGCCGTCTTCCTTTGCTTCTTCATATAATTGTCTAATCTTTGGTTTTTTTCTCATTAACTTTCTTAAACCTTCATAAGACAGATTTTTATCATCTAGGACAGATTTAACAGACTTTCCCAAAGCCAGTTGTTCAAATACATCTTCTAGTGTCTTATTATCAAATTTAATTTTGTTCATATTATTTTATATTTAAGTATTGACAAGCTATTGACAATAATATATTAAGTTGTTATGTTTAATTTATACACAAAAAACAACTAAAAAGGAAGGGCAATTATGCAATTACAAACAAATCAAAACAATATCAATAATGATATAGATCAAGTTGAAGCTGAGAAAGTGAGAGCCTTACAATCTCATTTAAACTTAAATAATGACGAAGTTAATGAAATTACCCTTGAAGATGGTGAATTATACCATATCAATGGCAATGAATACAAAGTATTGACTGACGAAGAAGCTGACGAACAAGCCAAAGAATACATTGAAGAAACTGTATGGGCTTTTAATCCTTCTTTTTTATCATCTCATGCCAAAGATGGAATTAATGAAGATGTATTCAAAGCCTTATCTGAGAAGTGTGAAAGTTCTAATGAAGCTGTTAAATCATTAATAAAAGATTTTGATCATTTTGTAGATGATGCAATTCTTTCAGATGGTAGAGGTCATTTTATGTCTTCTTATGATGGTCAGGAACATGAAATTAAAATTAAAAACAACTGGTATTATATTTATAGAATTAATTAAACTATTGACAAATAAATTGAATAAGTATAATCTGTCAATAACTAACAAAGGAAGGTGAAACAATGATAAAAAACAAATATGCTACTATTAAAGACTTAGTACCAGGTAAAAATTTTGACTTCTTTAATAACTTTGAAGATCAAGTTTTTAAAACAAAGACAATTTGCATTAACGATGTTGGGCATGATTGGTATGATTGTTTAAGTGATGATGAACAAAGCTATGTTCAACAGTTACCAAAATATTCACACCTTGAATATGATGAAGTAATCAAACAATACGATCAAGATTCACTACCAAACATTATTAAAAGACAAAATGCTCAAGGTTGGAAGTGTAATAGTAAAGGAAACATAATAGGAATTATAGAAGGGTAATTATGAAAATAGAAGACTTAAAAATCAAAGTAAAGCCTAGATATAATTATGGCTATAAAGTAGGCGTAACTGTTCATATTAATGGTAAAAAGTTTCCATTAGAAAGAAATCATGTTTATGCTCATAACAAAGACAATCAAGCTATTATTACAGCTATGATTGATGGCAATTATCATAATGATGATGAACTTGTAGCAAGTACATTAAAAAAAGAGATGAAAGAAAGAGGTCTAATATAATGAGAAAACAATTTAAAATAGTTGACTGGATGAACAATAGAATATTTCCTGACAAGGCTTTTAGTAGCTTTGAGCATGGATGGGAATATATCTATAGCAAGTTTGATAATGAAGAAGATCATCAGGAATATTTTGTAGTTGATATAAACCAAAAAGAAAGAGGTCAGATATGAAAGATTTTTTATTTAAAGCATTTGTATTTTTATTTATGACTTCAAGCCTTGTTGGTTTGATGTTATTAGTTTTACATACATGGGCAACTCAAGGCGGTCTGTAATGAATAAAGATTTTAAATGTGATGAGTGTAAAAATTCAGATAGTGAAAATATTTTAGAAGATAATCATGTTTTATATTATTTATGTGATGATTGCTATGAAGGTCGTATGAAAGAAAGTGAGGAATAATGAAAACTTATGTAATAGACTTTGTTGAAGAAGTTACATCACAAGTTAAAATACAAGCTAAAAATTTAAAAGAAGCTGAAAAAATTGTGAGTAGCGGTGATTTTATGGGTGATGAAGTAATTGAAAGAGATCACTTTCAAATAACAGGAAGCTATGAGGAAGGTGAAAAATAATGACAACAAAAAAAAGTTGGTGGAAACTAACAATAGAAGATTATCCAAACTATAAACCAAATGATATTGATCTTGAGCATATAGCTGAAATGATTAAGCAAGGTTATGATCAAGGGGAATTAATACAAGAAGATGAAAGTGAGGAATAATGGCTATAGACTTTGACGCATTAGACTTAGTAAGGACAGAAAACAAAGACAGATTGTATCAAAAAAAGAAAAAAGCATTAGAGCAACTAAAAGAATTATTAAAAAATTATAGCTCTGATACCTTAATTGATATGATTATGAAAGAAAGTGAGAACAATAAGAAGTGATTGAAGCATGGATAATAATTGAGGTAGTTTTAATAACTTATTATTTAATAACAAACTAAGAGGTAAATATGAAAGTATGGAACATTAGAGTAACTGACAGAAATGGTTTTGATAGCTATTCTTTTTTTCAAGAAGATGAGCCTACCAACCAACAATTAGAAGCTATTAGAAAGATATATCAAAACTCAGGTAGATATATTCCTGAAGATATAGAGGATATTGATGTTGAAATAAAAGGTAGTTTTGACAATCAAAATATTCCAACCTACGACCAGTTAATAGATCATTTGAAAGATAAATATAGAATTACATAATGATAATTAGAGGTCATCCAATACATAGAAAGAAAGTAAGAATGATTTTAATTTTAATAACAATAATATTACTTGCAACCTTGTTGATTATTTTATAATGCTGTCAATAGATGGAAAGGATAAAAGGTTATTTAGAATACAAATTAGACCTAGAACTATGCGGTGTAAATACCTTTGAAAAAGATGATAAAATTAGAGAAAGATACGAACAATATCTCAAAGATAAACAGCAAGATATTAAAACTAATTCCAAAAAAGATAATAACAAAAAGAGATAGTGTAAATTATGCTAGAACGCTTTGGAATATAAAGAAAGGAAGGAAA